AGGTGCTGTGCTTGAACCCATGCGTGGTGTTGACCCCTTTACAGGTAGGGAGATACCAGAGGGTCAAAGAATGGATACTGCTTTACGCAATGTTGCTCCTAACTGGGGTGACTATGGCCTGCCTTATGGACTAGGTTCTGCAATGGAGGATGTCACTGGCATTGAATCTTTCCAGAGACAGAAAGAAAAGAGGGCTGAAGGTCTGGATGATTTCGGCGGGTACACTAGATCAAAAGACGATTACTCTCCTGCTACAGCAGCACTCAGTGGGTTCGGTGTCAGGGTACAGCCTAAAGATGAAAGCAAACTAGAGTGGAGATTTACACAGGAGTTTGAAAAGAGAATTGACAACCTTAATAATAGAATTAAAGATATAGAGCGTGAGCCTAAGTATTCTGATGAAGAGCGTGATCAGATGATCGAAGAACTTGAGTTAAGAATAGAGGCTATACAAGATATGCGTGATGATTCGTTGGATGAAGCCTATGGTGGCTGAACCAAAACTTGTTATGGTACTGTGGTTAGATATCACAGCGACTGCGGACTGGACGGAAGGGGATGAGGTTGATCCCACCCCCTTCCAAACAGTTGGTTGGCTACACTCAGCAGATGATCATGTAGTTAAAGTGGGCAACACCTTGGATGAAGAGAAGAAGGTGTACGGTATTACTGCATTTCCCAGAGGCTGCGTTGAACGGATTCAGGAGTTGCAACTTTCGACTTCGACTTTCCCTGTCTAATTCTATCAGCAGCATAGACATCCAGATGGATGCCATGCTTCTTGAAGAATATCTGTGTCCATGTTCGCTGCACATTATCTCTACACATATGAACCCTGTGTCTATTCACCCAACAGAATCGGGCAAAGCATAATAACTTCTGCTCCTCCCATTCCTGTTCCTGTTCTGCTGATGGGTTCAGCACATCACCTACCCCGGTTGATTAGTATGTCACAGTAATGCTTGATCTTTTCCAGATCATCATTACCACCTTTGTTGTCGTATCGACAGATGTACTTCACGATATTCCCCTCAACAAATCCCATGTTATTTTCTAGGATAAAATCAATCGGTTGTATTGCTAGATCGTAATGCTTCGGCACCTTCATCTTTGTTTACCAAGTTTTCTATAAAAGTTATAATTTCATACAGCACGTTCTTAAGGGCGTCAACATCACCCTCAAGTTTGTCTATACGCTTTAGCATTTCAGTTTTATGAATGCCATCTCTGGGTATTGCATACCCATCTAGGTTTGCTCCGCTCATTAGTAGTTCACCACATTGTCGAACGCCTCAAGGACGCTCTTTAATTTATACCATACCTTACCCTTCATAACTTTGGGTTCGGCTCCTTTGCGGGTAGTCATCCTACCCTTGATACGCTCAACCACGGCCTCATGCCAACCTTCGGTTGAGTTAGTTACGGTTTGCTTTCGTAACCATTCATTAGATACCCAAGTTCTATTTAGGTCATCAATAAATACCTCATCTTTTTTTGGTTCTATAATCATATAGGCATCAACTCCTTTACTGGTACAGCCCAACACTCAGGACGTTCCTGTCCAAAGTCCGTGAGCCATTTGTCTTTCATTAATTCTTTTCTTGAAAACCCTAGTATTTTAAACTTGGGTCTTTTGCCATGTACCCACATATTTTTAAGACAAACATAACGCATACCTTCCCTGTCATTAGGTCTAATGATCAAGCAGGGAGGAACCGTCATGCTCATACGCACCTCAATGTCTGGCGCTAGGTCAGGCTGTGACTTGTACGTATTAACACTGCCATCCCAATAGATACCAAGGTACTTTGCCACTGCCATCTCACTGGCTGCTGCTTTGATGTTGGTATCGAACAAGTCCTTTGGCTTGTAACCTGCTGCGTGTTCACTGCCTTTAGCCCATGATGACAGGCATCTATTGACGCCTACCTCAGTTGCTAACTTCGCTTCGTACCATGTCAACTCAATAGTCTCATCCATTTTTTCTTTCAACCGTATTTATAATTGCTAGATTCAGTTCTTCAACTGTATCAAACTCACCCATTCCGTAGTGATCGTACCATACACCAGTGCCAGAATGATTTGTGATTATGAATTTCCATTTGTTATCCATAGTCTTGTATCTTTCAGCACCCCAGTTAGTATTACCAACTGAGTCACATACGTTAAAGGATGAACCCTTACCCCATACTACCTCATCTTTCGATGTACTTTCGTATCGCTTTCCAGACTTCTTGTTCATGGTCATCCTCCGAATTAACCATAGGTTCGTAAAGGTATTCTGATACCATCTCTGGATCGACTACCCGGTTGTAAACTACGTCATCTAGTATAGTCAGGGCTGACTTCACGTGGAACTCAACCATCGACCCAATACTCTCTTCACTCTTGTCAGTCATTTCAACTCCTTCAATCTGTTGAACAGGTTCAACGCACTGACAAAGGCTTCGTAGTTTCTTACCCACTCTACTCTAGATTGAAAGCCCTGTTGATACCTGCCTGTTGCTTTATCCAAACGCAGAACCAATGTCTGCTCCACTTGTCTACCATGTATATCCTCCCATGCCTGTGCGTATGCTGCATTCTGAAGATGGTACTCCGGGTATATACCCTTGCTTGTCTTCCAGTCTATGATACACAGGCTACCGTTAACGTATGCTGCACAGTCCAGTGTACCTGCATAGTTGTCCTGCCTACTGTATATCTTTTCCTCACTGGATATAAAGTCTATATCATTATCACCTACCCAGATTTTAAACGCTTCAATAGAATTACAGGCATCCGGATCATCAGGTAAGTCCGGTAGATTATCATCGCCAAAATTACCTTCGGTGCCAATAAAGACTTCCAATGCGTCTTCGATCCACTGGTGCGCTGTCGATCCAGTCTCAAGCGCATTGCCTGAACTGCCTCTATACGCCGACTTAACACCCTTGATAATTGCTCCAAGTCCAAGCCTACTTGTATACTTAAACGGTTTAACTTTGTCATCTTCATCGTCATCTATAAAAAGGTTCCTCTCTAACCATTCACTTCCTTGTTTCAAAGCCCACGGTATTAATGCGGGCTTAGATATTACAGACAGTACCTTGGTTGCTGACGCAACTGGTTTACCGTCCACCCTGTAGGCGTGGAGTTTCTTGTCAAAGTTTAACTCCACCTCCTGTCCATCATGATACTTAATTACTTGCATTTAAATACTCCAATGCTCTTGTTAATCCTTCCACGTTATCTCCTAGTTTGCCTAGTCCTGTATTACACACCCTACAAAGTACGCCCCTTAATTTTCCTGTCTCATGGTCATGGTCTACAATTAGACAACCCTTATTCTCCTCACTTGTTTTACCGCATATATCACAGCCATCCTTTGCCATCTCATTGTATTCCTCCAAGGTTATGCCGTACTTATTTTCTAGGTCCCACCTCCTTTTATAATCCCTGTACCTATCGTTGTGACAGGGTTTACACATTCTATATATTCCACTGCTCTTTCTATTACGTCCGGAATTTTTGTATCGTCTAAATTCCTTGCGGGGCTTATCCACCCCGCAAGTTTTACATACAGGCATTAGAACGGTACGTCAGTGGCTCCACCAGAGGAATGACTTCCTCCACCTGACCCACCACCTTGGTACGGTGCTTGCACCTTACCTGATAGATACTTCGTACCCTTCTGTGACTCACTCCACCACAGTGACACCTGAAGTTTTTCTCCTCCTTCGGTTACCATGTTGCCGGTAAAGTCTGGGCGTTTCTCATTACCCTCTTTGTCGGCGTTGAAGATTGAAATCGTTCCTGCTTTTTGCTCATATGTACTCATTTTGTTTTCCTGTTGTTGTTGCTCTAGTTGTTGTTGATGAAATTCATCTTGTCTCATATACCGCATACTCCTGATAGACATTGCTCCTCTGAGTTATCCTCAAAGATCATACCCTTCTTGTTGATTGCCTCTTCATAAGGTACTGAGGTAATCGGTTGACCACCACGTGCGCCGTCAGGGTAGACAGTCAGACCACGTAGACCCTTTGCATACTTCTGAATCCAACCTACGTACCGTGAGATAAGGTCAGCATTGTTATGCTCAGTATCCCATGCGGGCAGATTGATTGTACTGCTGATAGCCTGATCCACATAGGCTTGCACATCATGTTGAAACTTGATACGTCTTTCTGGGTCCTGTGCCAGATCAACCGCTGATTCAATCTTGTCCGGGTTGATACCCATCTCAATTAGAATCTGCGCCGTACCATCCACCACGAACTCATGCTTCCAACGTGTGCCATCAGTGAGGTATCTACGCTTGAATGCTACTGAGTAGACAGGCTCAACACCTGAAGTGGTTCCCGCTAGAATACTAATGGTTCCAGTAGGAGCAATAGCACGTACACCCTTTGGTATCACACGAAACAACTCATTACAAAAGTCTTTGGACGTATGATCAGACTCATTACGGTAGACCTTGAGCCACTGCTTCAACTCATCAGTCACCTCATACTTATGACCACGCTTGAGTAACCACTCATGCATACCCATCAGGCCCAGACCTAATCGGGAGTTCTTCTGGCGTACATCGTACACCTTTTGATATGGTAGTTCAGCACGTTCCAGACCGCACACTAGGAACTTAGTCACCAAATGTACTACGTCTTTGAACTCTTCGATTGATTCGATGCGGGACATATTGACAGACGATAGGTTACATACATCACTGTCATCCTCAGACACCACCTCACAACACGCATTGCGTAGCGTTTCATTCTGCTTGTCACCGAAGTTAAAACTAAATCCCGGCTCACCAGTTTTCATTGCTTGCTTTACGTTCTCCAGAAACACGGGGTTGCTCTTGTCCTTGAGCCATGCGTCATCGTAGTTCAGGGATACATTCATCATGTCCAATGGTGCGGGCGCATTGAAGTCTGCTTCTTTAGATGCTCTCTGTTCTGGAGTCCAGTTCTTAACTCTCAGAAAATCTTGGGCATCCTCATGTTGCCAGTTCATGCTACCGTACATTGCAGATCGTCGTGAACCTCCCTGCATTACGTTGCGTCCAATCTCATTGGTGGCTAACAGAAATGGGATAGGCCCACTACTAACGCCACCCGTCTTGGACAGTGTGCGACCCTTCGGTCTGAAGTTTGTTACATCAATACCAATACCACCACCTGTCATTAGGCAAGACCCTGCACGTTTCCAAAGGTCTGCCCACTCCTCACGGCTGTCCTCCTCAGCCTTGAGTAGATAACAGTTGTTATAAAACCTAGCCTTNCGTCCTGCGTACCAGAGGTATCTGCCTCCGGGTAACCACTTGAAGTCTACTAAATATTCTACTAATTGATCACGTTCCTCCTTGGTTAATAGGGCTTCCTCAGTGCCCCCGTTAGTCCCTGCAACAGCATCAACCACGATGTGTGCCCTGTCTGCCCATGTCTCATACTGATTCTGAGCGTATTTGTTTTTGAATATGTTGAGTCCTAACTCAGTCCTAAACTCATTCATTTACCCAACCCTTCCCTGAACTCATCATCGGATGCCTTATCCCTTTCCACCATCATCTTATCGTATCCTTCTGGAGTAGCCCATGCTGAAGGCTGACGCCCGTTGAAGGCTCCGGGATGATAGAGGTACCGACCGATACCGAACTTCACTGCCGCCCGTTTGAGAGCGTCTGAGATACCACCCTTAGCACCTTCGATCTGGCTGTCATCAGCACCATCTGCTTTGGATACCAGTGTGCCACCAAAGTTACAGGTTAGGTTGCACATCATGCGACCACCGATAAACTCATACTTGTCTGACCATCCATCTACACCGAACACCTCATCAAGTCTTTGCATTACGTCACGTGCTGTGATGTATGCCAGTTCCTTACTACCTCCCGGACCTTTACGAAAGGATACCGAACCGATAGGGAATGGACGTTTTAGTAGACGTTCTTGTTTGTTATTCTTCGGAGTCATTCTTGGCCTCTTCGCTTGTGATTGGTTTGTAAGTTATTGTTCCATCTTCTTCATGCTTTGCCTTGTAATATTTGGTTACAAGTTGAGAGTAAGATACTACCTGACCATCATAGGGTAGCATTGCTTTGTTCCATTCATCTTGATACCTGTCAATCCAAGGTGCTCTCATTCTAATCATTATGTTCTCCAATTTTTTATGAACCATTCTGCATCAACAACCGCTAGGGGCTTGGAATGATTCTTCTTAACTATTAATAGCGGTTCATGTAGTTCCTTGCTGTTATCTACACACTGACTGTATGCCTTGTGTAGATTCAGTCGCTCAGTATTCTTTGCTTCGATACTGAATGGAAACTTTGCCCTTGCTTTAGGTGACAGGAGTACATCTTCACCCCCGGCACCCATACTGCGTGAGGTCACATCATCTTCTTTGAGTCCGGTAAAGCGATCAAGTATCTGATACATTACCCACTGCTGAAGCCTTCGACCTTTTGCTTTGCCTGATTGTGTTTTCAATATAACTTCTCAATCAGGTCAGCGTCCTGTGCATATGATTTGATTGTGTCTGCTATGTCTGCTAGTTCCTCCGTTGTATAGAATCTATTGTTATTTAACTTGATACTGTGAAGTTCTGGATTGTACTGTCTACTCTGTATCTTGATTAGATCGTTTAAAATAATTGTTGTCATGTTAATCCTGCCATGTTTAAGTTTCCATGTACGCCATCAGTAGGTTCAGCCTTGCCGATTACATCCATCCCTGTCTGCTGTGGCATAGTCCCGGACATATAGTAGTTAAGGCTACCCATGTCGAACTTCAGGTCTATGTCCATCTCAGCCCCGTCAAAGTGTCTGGCTTTAGCCAGTGATAGGTACGCATCAGCGCCATCCATTTCATACAGGCGACCCATGATAATCACGTTGTCTGCCCTGTTGGTTATGTCAGCACTGCCTGCTACGCTCCACTTGTCTAGCCTGTCCTTGATGCTGTTGCCCTTTCTAGCATGAGTCACCAGACAGCAGTGAATATCTAGGTTGCGGGCTAGGTTAGCCAGTGAACAGACCACATCTTTCTGACCATTCCAATCGTCTGACGCCATGCTCATAGTCATCAACGAATCAACCAATACAAAGTCAACCCCGTGAACGTCTACAGCATAGCGTATGATCGACTGTAAGGTCTTGGAGTCAACGCTACCGTGTTGATCGTAGAAGAACATCTTCTCATGCGACCATGCGGCGTAGGACAGTACAGCGTCCTGTTCCGGGTTCTTCTGAAGGCTACACTGCCGGATCATGCGTGCCATCTGACTGGCGGGGGACATCTCCAGTGAGATGGACAGGCACTTATAACCCTGCTCCATTGCGCTGATCATCATCTGACCTGCGATCATGGACTTACCTGCGCCGTTGATACCTGCCAGTACCGTTAACTCCTGCGCTCTCAGCCTAAACAGATCGTCGAACACGTGAAAAGGCAGTTTGATTCCTGCCATGTTGGTTCCGTTGAGGAACCTATCCATTACTTCCCCTACAAAATACCCGGAATCCCTGACCTTACGTTGAGCATCAGTGATCTTGGAATATTTGAGGAGGGTATCTTTATCAATATCCATCTGTAGTCATAATCCTCTGTCCGAATCTGCCATTACATCCACAGTCTGTGAACCCTGCATCTCTTGTCA